CGCTTGCCATCAATCCCACTGACAATCTCGACTTCAGACAACTTACGTATTTCAGTCGCATAAAACTCATGGTCTAGCTCAAGTGGCTTGAACAAACTGGATTTGTAATCCTCCATCGCCCAACAAACGTGCCGCTGCGGCAACCCCGGAGTGGGATTTGCTGCATGCACGAGTGTTTCGCGCCAAGGTTTCCAGGCCTCTTTTCCGTCTTTCCCACGCAACTGTGGTGGACCCCACTGATTGGGGACCCCAGTCACCTGGGTGACGTAATCAGAGATTACTGATGTCCTGACTCGTGATATAGGCTTGCTGCGGCCTGAACACGAACCATGCACTTCAATATTGCCTTCTTCCAGAAAGTTCAAGGGAGATTTGGGATGTATCTTAGTACTCTCCAGAGAGTTCTTGCCGTACATCTCGAGGAGTTCTTCACGTTCGGTGGCTCGTGGAAAGCCACGTTTGTAAAGCTCTTCGAGTGGAGCGACAAAATCACTCTCGAGGAGAGTTCCTCCGACACCGTAAGTACCCCCAGTATGCCCGCCTAAATGAAGGCCAGCAATCCATGGGCGTGCCTTATCGGCAATCAGAGGACTACAACACATCCCAAGTTCGCACGTACCAGTCACGCGATAATCGCAACCGGGAAACGTGAGAACCTCTCCATCGCTTTGAACGCCGTTAGACGTCTCTTTGAAATCAACTTTTGCTTGGTCTCTCACAACGACCCCGTCGCTGTTACGAGTAAGCATAGTTGCAAAGACCGTCTGAGTAGGCATCTCGCTAGGGAAACACGACCTGAGATCCTTAACGTCCCCTACTGGGGGAACGTAGGCAATCACAAAGTCGTGTCCGGCAATCTCAACGTAAGAGCTTTCGTCCAACGTAAACTCAAACCTAGAGTTGCCATAACGAGACTCCCGACGCAAAATCGTGCACTTCAATTCGCCACCATTACGGTTGCGCGCCATCCTCGGAAGGTGGCGGGGAATCAACAAATAACACGAGCATAAAGCTAGGCAGTTTGTATAATACCCATTGATAGTAATACGATACACGTTCTTGGCGATCCGCGACATGAGCTGCTCAGGCCCAACAGCCTTGACACCTACGGGCACGTTCTCGACCTCAAATTCTTTCCAAGGATTGACTTGTTTGTCACGCTCTTGGATGTCCTCGGGCTTCGAACCAAGCATCGGAGTGAGCTTCAAGGCTTTGTACGCTTCGTACAAGACATAAAGCCCACCCAGAAAAGCTATGGACTTAAGGGCCATAGCTCCGTAGGTGTCACGCACCCTCTTGAATGTG